ATCGGTGTTACCAACTGTAGTGTCACTGGTTGCACTTGAGTCATATTCTGTTGCATGTGGTTTTCCAAATATATGTGAGTCTGACCATGTTGATCTTGCCAGCGTACTCGTAGTCCATACTGGTCGCTCCGGTGTTGAGTCCATATAATTATATGTAACCGATCTATTATTAGATGCAGCACCACTTCCTGGATAGAACCATGTAACTTCACCAAATAGGTTATTTAATCCCGCATAAATATGGTTTTTAGGAGTTGTGTTAATATCATCGTAAACATAATCTTCAACTAAACATGCAAGTGATTCTAGTTTACCAGTGTATCTAAAGAAACCATTCTCTGACATCCAGTAAGCAGAACCATCTACTTCAACCGCTGCATTCTTTCCAATCAATCCACAATTAGTCCCCACTTGTTGAAATGAAAATACGAAAGGAGCGCCAACAAATCTCATAATAAATAAAGATGTATCGGTCCAGATGTAAATTGCATCTCGACCTCTAATCGCCGCCACGATCCGTGTTCCGTCGGCCAGTCTCTGTGTACCGGCAGTATTGGTTGCTGATGGAGCGTACGAAGTTGATGCGTTAATTGATTCCTGGTCCGACCAACGTATGTACATATCGTCCTGAGTTGATGTCGTACCAATAGTTGTTTCTGTTCCAATAAACACTAAGTGTCTATCGGGAGTGGATACTAAAGTTTGTATCGCTGCTGTTGGTGCATTGGCAACAATGGTTGCTCTCGTGGATGTTGCTCCCGTTGCATCAGAATCCCATTCAAAAGTTGCTCCATCAAAGATAGTTGCAATAAGTTTATTTCCAAAATTGTCCAGGTGCCATAGACCAGGAGCTGTTACAATATCTCCAGTTTGTGATGCACCCCATTTCGTATAGTCCGATGCATCGGTAACCGTTGCTCCATCTGAATGCGATGCAGCTGTTGTATTGTCTGATCCTCTGGTTAATCCTGATAAAGTTCCTGTTCCAGTAGCATTGGCTGTATAAGCAATTCGTTCACTATCTATTAAGACAGTTCCTGAAGCAGGCATCGACGCTGAATTATCTAGAACAATGCTTGTTGATGAAGAAGTTAATGCACCGTCTAATGTATCTGTAATTTCTCCAGCAACAGTACCACCCCATAATCCAAGTCCCCAACCAGCAGCTGATTCTTCAACTGCAGGTCCAATTGAATAAAAATGTTGAACCCTTATTCCACCAGAAGTACTGGCTCCTGATCCAGATTCAGCGGATCCCATTTCAATTGTAATTGTTGTAGCAGTTGGAACGGTTGTAACCATGAAATTAGTATCGTCAAAATCAGAAGAGCCAAAATCAGAATCAGTAATGGTAGAAAAATTATCCAAACGAACAATGTCATATTTCGTAATGTTGTGATCAGACGCAAAAGTTATTGTAACTGTGGCATCACCATTCGTTGTGGTAAAGGCGTTTGTTAATGTAGTTGTAGCTTTAATAGGAGTAATGTCATAAAATGCTCCTCCAGAATACACATATAAAAATCTGTTTGTACCAAGGGCTGCATACTTAATTCCACTGGCATTAACGAAATGATGGAGTGCCGTGTTTCTTCCTGTAAGAGTAGAATCTCCCAATTGAGGCCTTCGCCACCCGTCGCTGTGACTTGTTTATTGAATCCTGGTTGAAATCTTAATTTTTGTAGCATAATTATCTCGCGTTACAAGGTACTCCGTTTGAATTTACGAATGGTGCTTCTGCAAAGGCAGCGTAGATGTATGTTTCAGCAACATTTGGATCGGTTGTAATTCTTAATTTAAAACCGTTGGAAAGAAGATCAATCTGATCGGCTGTAGCTTCTACAGTAGTTGCTTCTGCTACAAGAGCATCATTATCAACATTATAACCTTCTCTTTTATTATCAAATATGTGCCAAGAACTTGTGCTATCTATTGATTTGGTCATAACCCAAGCTGGTCTAAATCCTGTATAAACAAATGTTCCATCAGCATTTCCATTTCCTTCGTAGGAACCCATAGCTGAAAATCCTTGAACTGGTGCAAATACATAACCTACACTCGCCAAATTTTGTTGGTACATATGGCTGGACATATCAATTAAAGTAGTTGTGTGTGTGTTCCAAAATGTTACATCAGCATTTCTAACATTAGTATCATTCAATCTCATTAATCCTGAGGTAGTTCCTATATGATATACTTGCCAATTTTGATCAAAATTAGGATCAGCTACATCTTTCCATATAAACAAAGATGGAACAATTCCCAAACCATGACCTATTGTCAGATCACCAGTTGAAGAGCCTGGATCTGCTTTAATAATTGAAAAGCCTGATGTAGTATTTGCTGAAACAGTAGAATCTACATCTCCAGCTGTATTAGTTGCTGTTCCATTTGCACCTTTCCAACACCAAGCAACATATTTTTCTGTATTGGTATTAACTTTAACATCAGCATCAACTTGAAAACCATCACTTGTAAAAGAATCTAGCGTATCGGCATCTGTAGATTCTTTTGCACCTGAATTTGTAGATAAAAGTTTAGTAGCACCTCTCACATTATCGAAAACACAATGCGCATCGGTGGCATCTCTATTTTTAATCCATACCAAATCTGGTTGCATATCCGTATCGGTGTCATCAAAAGTAATTGCATGATTAGCACTGCCGTTTCCAGTATATAATTGAACTTTGAAATGTGCTGATGGATCGTCTATTGTTGTATAAGCTGCCATTTAACCTCCATCACTTCCTAAATTTTTTGTGCATAAACTTAAATATCCCGAAGGGGGAGAATATTCGAATGCCCCGTATCCATTTGCATCAGCCGCATCTGAAGAATTAGCATAAGATGGCGAACCAAAATTAACTTCTGTATTATTGTTTTGAACTGCTATAGCCATTCCAAAAAGTGAAGTATTAGAGTTTAAAGATATTGCGCCTGTTCCTGTCGCACCACTCGTAGGATCACCACTATCTTGAAAAGTTCCATTTTTAGAAAAATAAAGTTTTTTATTATCGCAATCTAAAGCTACACCAATAATGTCATCACTTGCAAAAGTATCACCATAAGTATTGCCTGATCCATTACTATAATATTTACCATCACCATTATAATAACCAAAACCTCTTGTACTTATATCTGTTGAACTAAAAGGATTTCTATCGTTAACAGCATAACCTTTAGCTTCATCTTGATCTATTACTCCTAAAATTAAATAATCACCTTTGCATTTACATTCCCAATACCATTTGCCAGATGCAACAGCTATAGTTCCTTGAATATAATTCCAAACACTACTGCCTTCTGTTGCTTTCAAATTACCTTCTGCAAGTGTTAAAGGAGTATTAAAAACACCATTTAATGTTGCAAAATTATTAGTCGGTGTATCTGTAGCTTGATCTGTTGCGGCTAGATTAGCTGGTGTAAAATCATTATTTTCACCTGATACATCATTACCTAAAGCTGATGAATCTTCAAAGTCAAGCCAGAAACCATTCGTACCAAATGTTAATCCTGATATATCTTTCGGTTTCCAAATTGTCGGACTATCTTCGTCAAATTCTCCAAATGAAGTTGGAGCATAAGACTGACCATCACAAAAAGATATTTCAGACATATACATACCAACAAAATCACTTGAATTAGCATAAGTACCTATTCTAAATGTATGTCCAGACACATTCATTTCTAAATCTGTGTTTTGACTTGGTATTGAAGCTTTTGTTGTCCAAACTGTTATTTCACTTCCATTAACATAGAATCTAATACGATTATCTTCTGTTGCATTTGACATTTCAAATCTTGCAACTATATGATACCAAGCACTTTGATCTCTAAAAACTTGTGTACTTACAAAGCTTCCTTGAACAGTTGAACCATCCACAGAGTAATATTGTAATCTATCGCTAGAATCAAAACCAAGCCAACTATAATGTCCAGCATTATTACAATGCCATATTAATTGAAGTAGACCAGAACTACTTCTTTTTATCCAACCTGACCAAGTAAAATCTTTTCTATTTCCATTTCCTTGAGAAAAATTTAGATACGCACTATCAGGTCTATTAAACCTACATGAGTTGGCTACTTCGTAAGCTGTATCCGCTGCTGAATTTGCTCCACCTATAAGAAAAGCCATGTTAAGATCCTAATACTGGGAACTCTCCTAATGGTCTTTCCATTACAACAGGATCCCCTTCATCTGCTGTATTTACATACGTGTATAAAGTTTCTATTGCTGGAGTATTTGATGCATTTGTAATTGCAGTCTCCATTTCAGCGCATTTAGTTCGTACCGCTGCTCTAAATGTTGTAATAGCAGAAGGTACTGCTGTTCCAGCGTCTGCTTTTCTAGTTATATACCAATCTGTATCTTGTAATATTCCAGCAGCTTGAGACTTAATTGTTCTAATTCTAATTGTTTTTAATCCTTTAACCTTTACATCTCCAACAGATTTATCAGAAGGTAAATCTCCATTATCTGAATCTGCTTGTGTCCATAAAGTATCTGCGTGAGCTTTAGCTGTAGCTGAACCATAAGATGCTGTAACCACTCCATCTGCAAAGGCAAAGGATTGATTAGTGTTAATATAATATGCCTCGTCTTTTTTATTGGTATTATCAAAAACCACTTCATAAATACCTATGGCTTCTTTTTCAGAGGCTGACCATAAAGTAAATATATTTTGTGGATATTGAACATCTCCAATGGTAATTCCACGATTACCACTTATTGTTTTTGTTATCGATCCGTCTGTTACTAGTGCATACATAATATTAAGCCCTTGTTAAGTTAAGGTTCCTTCCAACTTCTACCCAATGTGAATTGTGATATCGAAAGGTAAATAAATCAGCCTTGGCTGCCGTTGTTGTAGCCGTTGGGGCTGTTCCCCCTGTAAACTCGAATACGGCGTTCCAGGCAATAGTTCTACTTCCTGTCCCATCTTGAATACAAAGAATAGAGATATACTGTCCTGTTGTAGGATTTGAAGGTGCATCAAAAGTTACATTAGCTGTTAATACCACTGCTGCAACTGGAGACGCTCTAACATCCCAATCCTGTGTTGCATCAAATGTTAATGTATCTTCTTCTAAATATACACCACCTGTTATTTTTGTTAAATTAT